GAAAAGGCACTATATAAAATTGCGGTAATAACGCATGTTTTATTAAACTATGAGAATCAAGATAAATCATTAAATGTCCCGGCATTAAAGCATTCATTAGAAACCACTATATTACAATTAAGGGACTATAATTACGGTGAAAATCATGAATCCAAGTAAATTAAATAAAAGAATAACAATTCAGCAAGAAATCACAAATAAAAAAGATGAAGAAGGGAATCCAGTTTCGGCAGAATGGAAAGATGTTGTCACTGTTTGGGCAAGAGCAAAAACACCATTCGGAAAGGGATTCAATTATGAAATATTCACTGGAAATACCGAAAATGCGGTTAACACAGTGAATTTTTTTATGCGATTTCGTAAAGGGATTGATGCGAAAATGCGCGTCTTATATGACGGGCGTTTATTTGAAATTAGAGCTGTTGTAGATGTTGATGAACAGCATAAAGAAATCTGTTTAGTGTGTGAGGAGAGGTCCATATGGCAGAAGTAACGACCTTTGGGATCCAAGAAGCTATTCAGCGTTTCGAAGCATTGAGAAGAAACGTAAAAACTATTGAAAACGCAGCGTTGAAAAAAGGTGCTGGAGTAGTAAAAGATGCACTAGAGGTAGAAAGTCCAGCCAGTGCATCTCCTAAACCGCCTTCTCCGAAAGAGTCATGGCGGACAGGTAAACATGCAAAAGATGAAGTACTTGTTGGTAAAGTGAAGAATCGAAATGGAGTCAAATCTATTAGTGTGGGATGGGAAAAAGATGATAATTCTCCACACTTTTATATGAAATTCCAAAACTGGGGGACCAGTAAAATGCCACATCCACCGCATAAAGGATTCATAGAAAAGACCGTAACTCATACAGAAATAAAGGCAGTTCATGAAATGAGAAATGTCTTTGCAGCGGCGTTGCATATCGTATGAGATTTCTAGAAAAAGATGTGTTACGTGCTCTTACGGCTCCTTTTATTGTGGAAAAACTAGGTGGAGAATACATTTATAACATGATTCGTGGCGATGATAACGGCAAAACATGGATTACTTATTCTGAATTAGATAATGGTGCTGGAAGATACGCTGAAGGAGTGGAATCTACCAGCGCCATTTTATTTCAAGTTGATATTTGGTCTTTTATGCCTGTTAAGGGTGATTTAAAAGAAGCAGTAAATACTTCCATGAAAAATATAGGTTTCAAGCGTATTACAACAGCAAATTTATATGAATCAGATACGAAAATATACCACTATGGTATGAGATTTCGTACTGACATTAAACTTTAGGAGGAAAACAAATGGCTATTCCAATCGATTTTAGAGATTTACATTATGCAATTTTAACAGAAACACCAGATGGTAAGGCTACATATGCCACGCCTAAAAGAGTTGGTTATACGGTAAGTGGGAAAGCATCACCTAAATCCGAATCTGTTACGTTCTACGCAGAAGGTGGTCCACGAGCGACAGCTTCAGCTTTTGGTGGAGTAGAACTTGAATTTGAAGTAGATTCATTGCCATTAGAAGTGTATGCAGAGGTATTAGGTAAAAAGGTTGTTAAAGGACAAGTTGTCGATAATGTAAATGATATCGCACCATATGTGGCGATTTTATATCGCTTGCCAAAAGACAACGGAAAAAATAAATTCTATTGCTACTATAAAACAAAATTTGAAATTCCAGAGGACGAGCACAAAACGGCAGAAGACAAACCGAACTTCCAATCATCCAAAGTGAAATGTAAAGCAATTCAACGTGAAGATGGGAATTGGAGACATATCTTGGATGAAGAATCAACAGGTGCGGACGCTTCTGTAGCTTCAAATTGGTTCAAAACAGTACCAAGTCCACCAGTAGTGGCAGGACCTTAAGTTTAAGAAATCTGACAATGAGAAGGCGCAGCGAAATGCTGTGCCTTTTATTTATGAGAGGAGATTCAATTATGCAAGAAACACCAAAAACAGAAACGTTTAAATTGGTTTTAAATTTATCTACTGGTAAAAAAACTTTCTTTCTACCTAATTTTATTTCAGCTACTGATGCGTTTGCAGCGGCAGAGTGGACAGAAAAGTTAAATGCTGAAACTGTTCAATTTGATTTGTTAAAAGAAGCTACTCAATTTGTTGTTCAATTGTTTGGTAATCGTTTCACGGTAGAGGATTTCCTTAATGGTATACATGCTTGGTTTTTAACTTCAACTATTTACTCTATTTGTTTAGCAATTATAGGGCGTATTGCTGAAGCTGTTGCTATTATCAATGCCATTGATTCAAAGACAAATACATCAAAAAAAAAGAAACAGAGAAACAGAAGGAACCATTCAAACCGACAGAACTAATGCTTGGTATTTATAGCATGCTTCAAGATACTGGTATATCTCAAGCAGATATAAATCAAATGGATTTAGTCCTCTTTTTTAAAACATTAGGCTACAAACAACAGCAAGAAGATAAAAAAGTTGTTCGAACAGCTGATCAAGCGCCAGCTTGGTTATAAAGGTAGGTGAGATAAATGGCTGGAGATATGGAAATTGGTGCCCGGGTCACACTTGATACCCAACGGTTTGAAAATGGTGTTGCAGGAATTAATCGTGGTTTACGCCTAATAGACTCAGAGTTTAATTTAACGAGCGAACGTGCTAGATTACTTGGGAATTCTGTAGAGCAGTTACAAAATAAATTAACTTATTTAAATGAGAAGTTCACTCTACAAGGACAAAAGGTAGAGCATTACCGTCAAAAAATTGAACAAGCAAGACAAAAGCAAGAACAATTACAAGCATCCAATTTAACATTGGCAGCATCGATGGAACGCCTTGAAACACAGTATAACCAAGCTGTACAAAATTTCGGACGTAATTCACAAGAAGCAAAACAATTGAAGCAAGAATTAAAGCAGCTTCAAGCTGAATATACATCAAACGGTCAGGCACTACAGCGATTAAATACGCAAATCGATAACAATACAATTGCTATGAATCGTGCTGAAACAGCTCAAGAGCGTATTCAAAATGAGATAAGAGAAACAAACCGCGAATTAGCGGAACAACAGAATCGCCTTCATCGTACTGGAGAACGGATGCGTGATACAGGGAACAAAATGCAGGACGTTGGCGGTCAAGTCGGAACAACCTTTGCAGCAATGACTGGTGTTATCGGAGCTGGACTTGCGGTGGCTGTGAAAGAATCGATGAACTTTGAGCAGAAGATGGCGGATATTCAAGCAGTTTCTGGTGCAACTGGCGATGAAATGAAAAAGATTAGTGAACTTGCTGTAGAAATGGGAGAAAAAACAAAATATTCTTCTGTACAAGCAGGACAAGGGATTGAAGAGTTAATTAAAGCTGGGGTAAGTCTAACTGACATTATTAATGGTGGGTTAGAAGGCGCTCTTAACCTAGCAACAGCTGGGGAATTAGAATTGGGAGATGCAGCAGAAATTGCTTCGACAGCTCTAAATGCGTTCAAGGATGATAATTTATCAGTAGCTCAAGCAGCTGATCTATTGGCTGGTGCAGCAAATGCTTCCGCAACGAATGTTAGTGAATTGAAATTTGGTTTATCGATGGTTTCAGCGGTGGCAGCGGGTGTAGGACTAAGTTTTAAAGATACTACAACAGCCTTAGCTTTATTTGCACAGAACGGTTTAAAAGGTTCTGATGCAGGTACTTCACTGAAAACAATGCTTGCAAACTTAATTCCTAAATCTAACGAAGCATACGAAATGTTTAGCGAGTTGGGATTAATAACAATTGATACTGGAAAGGCAATGCAGTTTCTTGGAGAAAAAGGTATTAAGCCAACTTCAACATCATTTCAAGATGTAACTGGATCTTTATCTGAATACGCAGCAAAACAAGCTGGTGTAAAAGTTGGTTCTGAAAAAGCTGAGAAAGCATTTCAGAAGTTAACCTTCTCAACTGGTATCATGACAAACGCCTTTTTTGATTCAAATGGAAACTTAAAAAACATGTCCGATATTGCTGAAGTTCTCCAAATGGCAATGCAAGGGTTAACGGCTGAACAAAGACAATCTTACATGTATACGTTATTTGGATCTGATGCTATTCGTGCCGCTAACATCCTTTATAAAGAGGGCGCAAATGGTGTGAAAAATATGTATACGGAAATGTCAAAGGTAACAGCATTAGAAGTTGCTGAGACGAAGATGAACACGACTAAAGGTAAAATGGAGCAGCTAAGTGGTGCTGTAGATACACTGAAAAAATCATTCGGTGATGCTTTGTTGCCAATTTTAGTTGATGTGGTAGAAGGTGTTCAAGGTGTAGTAGATTGGTTTAATAATTTAGATGAATCCACACAAAGTACGATTGCTAAAAGTGCATTATTAGCTTTTGGGATAGCTGGTGTAACTACAGCGTTAGGCTTTCTTGCTATGGGTGTAGGTGCTTTATTGGCAAATCCAATTGCTCTAGCTATAACAGGAGCTGTTCTTGCAGTTGGAGCGCTGGGTATAGCGTTATTTGATCTCAATGAAAAATCAAAACAGGCTGAATCTCAAGTAGGGAAATTTGGTCAAGTAGTGAGCGATGCAACAAGTAAAGCAGCTGGCGCATACGTGGATTTAAAAGATAAAGCAATTAATAATATGATGGATTTGAAACTTAAAACAGGTGAAGAAGCGAATAAAGCAGCCGATGAAACGATTAAAGCTTTTCAACGAATGACAAATGAAGTCGTTAAAGAGCTAGAAGGTAAGAAAAGTGATTTTAACAAAATGTTTAGTCAGTTGATGGGAACTGTTCCAGAGGGTGCAAAGGAATCTTTGGAGAAGGTCAAAAATAATATAATTGAATCAATTAATAAAGAAATTGAAGTAGCTACGCAAGCCGAAAAAATCTTAGAAGAAGGTATCAAAAGGTATCAAGGAGATACCATGAAAATGCCAAAAGATTTTGCTCAAAAGTTTGATCAAGCATTACAAGTAGCTGATAAGAATGTTCAACAATTCTACGCAAAGGCGAAAGAAATTACTTCTATTTCAAAAGAAATAGAAGCTGGTGGAATGTTATCTGTAGATGCAGGTAAGAAAAGATTTGAGAGCATCATTAAAGTGTATGATGATGGTGTGAAATCTTTAGAAAAGCAAACAAAAGGCTGGCGTGAAAATGTAGAGAAAGCATTTAAACTAGGTGAAATTAAGCCAGAGGAAAGAAAAGCTACGTTGGATGCTATTGCTCTTTATGAATCCAAGCATGTATCGGATCTACAAACCATACGTGGTGATGCATTTAAAAAGCTAGAAGAGCATTTAAAGGCTGAAGATGCTTCTATTGTTTTGGCAAATGCCAACAAACTAGAAGCTGAAAATAAAGGTTGGGTCGAAAAGACAAAAGCGTATCTTTTTGGGAAAGAAACTTATGAAGAAGTTTCTAACCGTTTTAATAGTGAACAAGAAAAAGCCGAAAAGGATCATAAAGATAAATTATTAGCATTTGAATTGCAGTATGGTAAATCAAGAATTGAAAGCATAGGCATGTATGTGGGGGAGTTGCAGAAAGGAACAGAATCCTCTCGACTTTTGGCAGAATCGATGGCAAAAGAAATAGATGGACAAATGAAAATTGATTTAGGACCAGCGGGACAATTTACAATCGATACTTTCTTACAAAAACTCCAAAAAGGTGAATTAGATTCTTCAGCTGTAGCAACCGCAAACGCCAATAAATTAAAAGATGTATATAAAGTAGACCTTTCACAAAGTGGTATTGAGTCTATGCAAAAGTGGATTGAAGGTATCAAAACTAAGGATACAGGAGAAGTAAGAGAATTCCTAAGTAAAAATATGCAAGGTAATACCACGATTGATCTTGGCATCTATGGAAAAATGACAATGGATTCGTGGATAACAGGACTTCAGAATGGAACATTGTCATTTGATACAGTATTCCAATTCTTCCAACAGAACGTTAAAAACGGAATGAAAGTTGATGCTACTGGGGAAGGTCAAAACAACATACAAACTTTAATTAATGGAATGCAAATTGGAGCATTACCATTACAACAAGTCGCACAGACTATGGGATTAGATATTAAAAGTAATGTTCAAGTTGATCTTGGAGAAGCAGGGCAATTCAATGTGCAAACGCTGGTACAAGGTATGCAAAATGGTTCTATTAACGCTGAACAAGCCGCAAAGGCAATTGCTTTGTTGGTTGAAAATGGGGCAAAGCTTGACTTAACACAAGTGGGATTTGATATCAGTCAAACGCAGGCCAATGGCATTTCTGGTAATACAGCTCCTGAGGATGCAGCAGTAGGCAAGAAACAAGCTGTGGAAGGCATTATTGGGAGTACTACGGATGGTGGTGGCGGTAATAAAAGTGGTAGCGAACTAGGACAAGGCATAATTAGCCAAGATGGCTATATTAGAGGAAGTGCTTTGCAAGTAGTCGCTAGTGCTCATGGTGCTTTTAACACGATTAATGGAAATCCAGCAGGTAATCAAGGGGGCCAAGGTTTTGCAAGTGGTATCGTTAATCAAAATGGTCATATCCGAGGGAGCGCTCTTGAAGCTGTAGCTTCAGCTCATGGTGGCTTTAATAACGTTAATGGTACGCCACACGGTCAGAAAGGTGGCAATGAGTTCGCTCAAGGTATGGAGAATACCCAGGGACGAGTAAGATCAAGTGGTTCTAATGTAGCTGAGAGTGGAAATTCTGGATTAAAAAGCGTTAGTTCTGTTAGCCCTGGTGAAGCATTTTCTAGTGGATTTGCTAGTGGTATTTCTAATGGAAAATGGAATGTGCAAAGTGTAGCGTCTAGTTTAGCTAGAGGTGCATTTGAAGCGTTAAAAGCTACACTTAATGTGAACTCGCCCTCACGATTGACACGTGATCAAGGGGGGAAACCTTTTAGTGAAGGTTTTGCGCTGGGGATTCAAAAAACATCTTATATGGCAGAAAATGAAAGCCGCACTCTTGGTACAAATGCTTATAAGTCTCTTGTAAATACGCTAAAATCCAATAATTTAGCATTTGCAGGTGTTCAAATGGCGCAAGGACTTGCAAACGGGATTAAGAGTCAATATTCTGTAGTACGAGATGCCTTGCAGGGTTCTGTTACGGAGGCAATTGATGGTATTCATTCTATTAAACCAGAAGAAATATTTAGTTTTCAAAGTGATGATCCGTTAACGAAATATTTTAATGCAATCTTTGAAGATGGGGATTGGCAAAACGATTGGATTACTCATATTCCTGAGAGTATGCGTGATATGGTTAGAGAAATTGGACGTCAAATGGAACGTTTTGAAGGACTTTCAATTTATGATGTTGGTAATCTTTCTAGATGGAGAGAAGTGTTATCTGATAATCCTAATGTTATACAATATCGACCAGACAACGATAATCCAGATAAGGGACAATATATGCCATATAGTAACAAAGACCTTGCACAACAAAGACCGTTACAAATTGTAATAGATAG